GTCAACGGTTCGAACATGGACGCAGCACAGCTCGCCGCCGAACTCGCGTGGCTGACCAAGACCGGCCAACTAGCAGGATCGCACTGATGCCATTCGTCCCCTACGGCACGACCGTTCCCTCACTGACGCCGATGGAGTTTTCATTCGGTGGACTCAAGTTCGGCGGATACGTGGCGGGTACGCCGAATCTGTTGGAGCAGGGCGGCGTGACCGGACTCGATTTACCGGGCCTCATCACGGGCGACGTGCAACGACCGATCAATGATGGTGAGTTCACCGGCTACGACTTGACTGGCGGACGCGACATCACGATCCAGTTGATCGTTCACGCGGCCACCGCTGCGTTGCTCGATACGGCACTGTTGAATCTGGCTGCGGTCCTCAAGTCGCAACAGCAGACAGAGACGCCATTGTTCTTTCAAAAGCCGGGTGGAACGACATACGCGGTAATGGCGCGACCGCGCCGGTTCAACTACAACGTCGACGTCACGGTCGTTCAGGCGCATGGTGCGATTGTGTCGGTCCAGTTCCACTGCACGGACGGACGAATCTACGCAACGCCGACGCAGCAGACGCAGGTATCGTTCAACGCCACGCCCACCAACGCCGTATGTGTGGTCGGAGGCAACACGCCCGCCAGTCCGCAGTTCAAGATCACGGCGGGAGCTGGTAACTGTTCTCCGCTGATCACGACATCTGGCGCATCCCCGTTCAACATCGATCTGACCGGCGTCGTGATCGTCACGGGTGACAGTGTGATCGTGGATACAGATTGGCAGAGCGCCCTCTATGTGCCCGCTGTAGGTGCCTCATTCAGCGTGGCTACCTCTGTGGTGTTCCCGGCGACGTGGGGGCCATTTCCGGCCAATACGACGACCACGCTGATCGTGAGCGACGCGAGCGGTGGCGGGGGAACCCACACGTTCGACGCGCAGTGGGCTGACGCATTCTCGGCGGTCTGATGCCCAATCCCTTCACCTACCGATCATTCGACACCAAGACGTTCGCACCGAACGAGGCGTTGCCCCTCTATGGCGTGACGTTCGGTGAGACGGTCAATGGCATTGGATCATTCAAGGGCCAACTCAATCTGACCGAGCCAGCGGTACAGGCGATCGATTGGGAACGAGCATCACGTCCGAATGCATCGACGATCGTCGTAGACATGGGCGGTGTCGTTGTGTGGGGCGGCATCATCACGTCGCGTCGCTACAACGGCGGAGTCGTCACGATTACCGGCTCGACGTTCGGCGCATACTTCCGTCAACGTCTGCAGTCAGTCGATTACTCGAAACCCGTTCCCGCGAACATCTACTGGGCGGCGAACCCCGCCGACCCGACAGTGATCGCGGCGCAGTTCTTGTGGGATAGCCAGTGGACGACGCCGATCGCGCTATCGGGACTCAGCATCCCCGACGCACAGATTGGTGGCGATAGCAACGCTGGCACAGCCGAAGGCGTGAATGTTCTGATCAACGGCGATCCACCGCCGAACATCGCGGGCGGGACGGTCAAGGCGTTCATCTTCAGTGGATCGAATGTCGTGCGAATCCCCGGACTACTTCCGGGCATCGGCAACGGGTCATCGATCAATGACGGCGGCGTTCACATCCCCGGCGGAACGGGAGTAACGAGCGCGTCACAGACGAACAACTCCGTTCGACTCGGCGGTTGCACGATCCATCTCACGAACACGCTGAACACCGCCATTATCAATTCACCGCACGGCACGCCACGCAACGGAATGATTCTCGTTGGCGCGACATTCCCGAATGACCTCGCCGTTGGTTGCACGATCTCGTCGGTTGCCGTCGCAGCAGGCGCACACAATTACGCGATCACCATGTCGGGTCCGGCGTCAGGCACCAGCACACTCGTCTGCGCGATTGGTGGATGGTCGACGATCGTCATGACGGCGAACGCGGGAGCCACGACCTACGAGAACGTGAACTACAGCAGCCCATCGGTCCCGACGCCAACGCCCGTGCCCGACTGGATCAGTGACAATCCATCGACGTCGCAGTATCAAACGGTCGATGCGATCCTGCAGAACCTCTCACAAATGGGTCACAACGTCGGCTTCGATTACTCATTCGATGTCGCGTATCAACCGGGTTCAACAATCCCCGCGATCACTTTGAACATCTGGTACCCCCGACAGGGCAAGGCCGGTGTTGACGTCACACTGGTACTCAATCGAGCGATGATGACAATCCTCGACTACAGCGAGGACGGAACGACGCAGATGTTCGGGATCATCGAGACTGGATCGGGCAGTGGCGGCATCGTCTCTGACATTGTCGAGAGCGACTACCAAACGACCGTCTATGGCTACCCCGCGCTGGAAGGGGCCATATCGCATTCGAGGGTCAACGATGCAACGATGCTGACCGGAATCGCCAACGGTGACCTTCAACTATTGCAGAACCCCACGTCGATCATGACCGTCACCTGTCCATTGAATCTGACTGGAACCGCTGCAGCTGGCAGTGTCCTTTTGTCCGAGTTCGCAACTGGCGACGGCGTGATCACGCGCATCGATCCCGCGACGACAAGTGAGCTGGGGACGCCCGTGTTCGGTCCCGCGAACGACCCACGATTCCCCGCTGGACTCGACTTCGAGTGGCGCATCAATCAATGGCTCGCGACTGTCAATGACAGCGGCGTCAGCACGATCGCATTCACTCTCGGCATCCCACCTGTTGACCCGGACCTCGGCCCGCCGACACCACCACCACTGAGTTAGTCATGCCATTCGGTGAACCATCAATCCCCGCGTCATTCATTCAAGAGACGTTGCACAAACACGAACGTCGACTCAGCGATCTTGAGCGCCAACAGTTGTATGTCGTCTACGACCCAAGCAACAACACTGGCGACAGTGTTGGTCGAACAGTCGTCATCGGCAATCTGTGGCCGATCTGCGGGATTGACGCATTCGGAATCGCGCTCTACGACGAACACTCGTCATCGTGGCAGCAAGTCGGACTACTCGGCATCCCGCGACTGGCGACGACAGTTCTCACCACAGGATTCCCGCAGTCGTTCAACACGGCCCCCGGAAGATTCTCACGAGTGTCTGCGGGTTCCTACACGATGGCGATCACCGGAACATTCAGCGCAAGCGACGCGCCTGAACAATTCGGAATTCAGATGGTCGCGAACGCCACCGGCCAGTTCTGTCGCGTCATGGCCCCGTTCACCATTCCGGTCACGCTCGCAGCCTTCCCCGCCTACGGCGATGGCACGATTCACTTGACCAGCACGGCGGGACTTCAATCGTCGGGCCTGTTTCGCCTTTTGCAAGCGGTCGGGTACGCGCAGGCGCTCACCTACACCGGCATCGCTGGGAACGACCTCACGGGTGTCACGGGCTGGCAAGGACCGGCACCGTGGGGCGGTGGTCCCGCTCTAGAGGCGTATTGCAGCGACTACTTCTTCGATTATGTCGGTGGACCACAGGTCTATGATCTCGGACTCGTCGCACCGGAAAGCGCGATCTTTCAATCAATCCCCGGCCAGAAAGTTTGGACGCGCGTCACATGATTGACACTGCATGAAACACCTCGCGCGATACGATTCGACTCATGTTCGACCGCAATAACGGAGGCGCATGGGCGCTGGCCTTTGCTCGACTTGAGACTGGCGACGCCTATCTGTTCGGCGGCAGCGCGCCGGGACCGACCGATTGCTCTGGCTTGTGGGAGTGGGCGTATGGACGATGCGGTGTCGTGATTCCTCGATCGACCTATGAGCAATATCTGACCGCTCAGATCAACAAGGCGTCGGCACGATTGCCCGGTGACCTGTTGTTCATCGCGGGTTCCGATCCGGGCGCGCATGGCGAACCCGGTCACGTCATGGGTTATGTCGCGCCGGGTCGCGTGTTCGAAGCTGCGTGTACCGCGTGCGGTCCCATTGGTGAGGTCGCGTTCGACACCAACTCACCGCTGATCGAGTACGTCACGCGACCGGCGTTGTTGTTGCCACCGGCACCGCCCGCGCCACCGCACCCGCAGCCGACAGAGAACCCGACCGACGCGCAGCTCGCGGCGAGCGGACATCCTCCACTCGTTCCGATGCTGAACGGCGACCAATCACGAGAGGCACGCGCGAACGGCTGGACGCTCTGGTACTGGACTGGCTTTCACTTCGCGCCAGTGGTCCCCACAACGCGCCTGCACCCCGGAGAGCGCCAATACGCACGCACAGGCTGGCAGACGCCCAAGGCCGGACGGTAGGCGTGCGTGGAATCTCCGCACTCGGGAAGTTGGTGGGCAATGCCCATCGAATCCATCAGTGCGGCCATCGCCGCGTTGACAGCCTCGTGGCTGGCGTTTGGACGGCCCCGCGTGAGACGACGACGCGAAGCCAAGCGCGCATCTCGCGCGCGGCTCGCTGCATGGGAGGGCAACGTGGGTGATCCGTCCCTCGGGATAATGGCGGTGCCGAGTGTCCCGGCGCGACTCGTGTCGATGGAGGCCACTCTTGGACGGCACGAAATCATGCTGAACGATCTCACTACAGACATGGCTTTCGTTGTTGACATCGCCAAACGGTCGCAACCCAACGGCCAGAACACGAACGACTCGGGTGATCTGATCGCTCGAATCGCGGACAAACTCGGCGTGCTACTGCCGGACGATGAGGCTTCTTCAGCGGGTGAATGAGCGGTCCTAGTGGAGCAGAGTGAGTCTGACCAAAAGGGCGTCGCCAAGTGGAAGATTGCACTGGCGATCATCTGGTTACTCGCGATCATCGCCGCAATTGTTGGATGCTTCTATGACAGCTGGTGGCGCGATCGATTGATCTCGGACATGTGGCCTCTCGACACGAGTCACATATCACCGAACCTGTTAGCGACTGTTATTCAGTACGCACTCATATTCATTACCGTCGCGCTGTTCTATCCTCCCTTCCGCAAATGGCTAGCAACCGAGTTCCACAAGGCCAGCGAAGAACGTAAAAGGCACCACCAAGAACACCTAGAAACACTGACCGCGCACCACGCCGAAAAGATGGAATCGGATCGGCTATTGCACGCAAAACTCGATCACGTCATCACATCATCTAAAGGAATACCCAACTTCATCGACCCGAAAGGAACTACTAATGACTGACCAAATCCGACGAGCTGGACGGCGCGGAGTACGCACCGAGTCGCACGAACCACGTCTCGCCGCCCACCTGTTCGTCGATCCGGCGATGCTCGTGACCGAACCCGAATGGGACGGCACGCACAAGATCGTCGACTGGGGAATGGACGCGAATGATTCGCTGGGCGACTGTGGTGCCGCAGCCGTCGATCACTACAACATGGCGAAGGCCAGCGACGCAACGTTGCTCGACTCACTCGGCAAGCCGACATTCGACGGCACGGTCGCGACCTACTACGCCTACGGCGTCGATCAGGGTGAGGGACCGAACGCCGATCAGGGCGTCGACAACGCGACGTTTCTTGGTTTTTTGTATAAACACAAAATCATCGCGGGCTACGCCGAAGTCGACAAGGACATGGCGTTCGCGATGGCGCAGAAGTTCGGTGGCGTGCTGATCGGTCAGTCGTTGCCCGACAGTGCCGAGACGGACTTCGAGGCGACACCGCCGATCCCGTGGGGATCAGCTGGTGAGGTCCCCGACCAACGAGAAGGTCACGACACGCTGCTGATCAAGACGCACGCGGACGGTTCCGGCGAGTTCGTGACGTGGGGCGCATTGCAGCCATTCACGTCGACGTACTTCCGCGACTTCGTGAGCGAGTGTTGGATCATCTTTGATCGTGACGATCCGCAAGTTGATTGGCCCGCGCTCGAAGCCGCATTGCTCGCGGTGCATGGTGTCGTCACTGACCTGACGCCGCCCGTGGTGCCAACGCCAACGCCGACACCTGTGCCAGCTCCGGTTCCCGCACCGTCGCCGGAACCGGTCGACCTGATCCACACGATCATCGCCGCGCTGGAACAGATCGGGCATGATTTGAGGGCGCTACTCGAACTACTCAGGCGTGATCTCTAACAGGAGGAACAATCAATGACATGGCTCAAGAAAGTCGGCTCATGGATTTACAACAATGTCGGATCGATACTTCTCTACGCCGCAGCGTTCGTCGCTGAGATTCAGGGAATCTTTCAGGTCGTCTCGATCCCAGCGAAATATTCGGTATGGGTTCAATCGGCCTTGGTGACGGCGGGTGTCGTGATCGCATCACTCGAACGAGTGATCCAGTTGTTCAAACTGCCCGTGCATACCGTGACTACGCCGGATGGCGTGACCATGAGGGTTCGCGCAAAGCGACCAATCGAATTACCGACACCGCTGACCTGATCGTCGACTATTATCCACCTGTCGGCGTCAGCTGACTTCTATCTCCAATAGAACGGAATCGCCCCTCGGTGTCACAGCCGGGGGGCCGTTCTGTTTCTCATGTCACACCGCTCGTCTAGTTTGACGTATAGTCGAGCGTCGCCATTCAGGGGACGTTGGAGATAGGAGAATCATGGCAACTGAGATCAGATGGTGCGGTGTTTGCGCCACCGATACCGAACGACGACCGAAGGGTCAATGTCGACCATGTCACAACAGACGTGAAAGGGACCGCGCGCGGGCCAATCCTGAACCCGCTCGACAGCGCGCCGCCAGATGGTACGCAGACAATCGCGATCGGGCCAAGGCGACCAACGCACAGCGATACATTGAGAACCGGGATCGCGTCGCTGAACTCGGTCGCCAATGGCGTCTGAACAATCCTGAACAAGCCGCTGCGCGTCATCGGGCATATTACGAATCGCACCCTGATTACAATCGCGAGCGCAGCGCGCGCCGTCGCCGGAATGATGACGGATACAAAGCTGTAGTACGAGAAGGAGTTAGGCGTTATCGAGCGCGCAAACGCGGCAATCAGGTCATCGCCTATCGAGACAAGGACATCTTTGATCGCGATGGATGGGTCTGTCATTTGTGCAGTCAACCCATCGATTCGACATTGCGACGTAATAACCGAATGGGTGCATCGATTGATCATCTAGTTCCGATTAGTCGAGGGGGCGCTGATCAACCAACCAATGTCGCAGCGGCACATCTGACCTGCAATCAGCGCCGGAACAACAGGCCATTGTCATGAGTTTCCAACCGAGTACCAATGCGCTGATATTGGGCAACGACGATACGGCGCAGCCGTTAGCGGACGATGAACGATTCTATTCCGTGACGACAATTCTGAACGCCCTAGATCGTCCAGCCTTGCTCTATTGGGCAGCTGAGGAAGCGGCCAAATGCGCGGTCAAGAATCGCACATCATTGGGACCACGCCTGAAGGCCGAAGGCGCTGAGGCACTGATCAAATGGATTCGCGATGCGATGTATCGCAAGATTCCCGGCCAACGAACAGCAGCCGATCTTGGCACCGATGTTCACGCGGCTTGCGAGGAATACGGACTCACCGGTATCAAACCGATCGTCGATGAAGAAGTCCAACCGTTTCTCGATCAGTTCGATGCGTGGTGTCAGAAATGGCAGCCGATCTATCACATGGTCGAGGCTGCGGTCTACAACAGAACCTTCGGTCACGCGGGCACGCTCGATGCCGTTGCGGAGATCGAAGGTCAACTGTTGATGATCGACTACAAGACATCACGCAAATCATTTGACGGTCGACCGACCAAGGCAAATCCGAAGGGCAAGCCGACTGGTCCTTACCCCGAGACGGCGTTGCAACTCGCCGCGTATTCACACGCAGAACTTGTGGCCGTGTGGCGCGCGCGACGATTTGAGAAACAGCGTCGCCGTTATTACCTATTGAACACCGACGAGGTGTTACTTGGCGAACCGCTCCCTAAGACTGATGGCGGCGCGGTGATCCACATCACACCCGAGCATTGCAATCTCCACATCCTCAGGTGTGACGATGAAGTGTTCGAGAAGTTCCTGCATCTCCAAGAAGTATTCGCATTCACACAAGACATGGCGAAGGCTGTAGTTGGCCCCGCCCTAGAGAGGAATTGATCCATGCCCATTCTCGACACTCAACGCGCACTCGCGCAGACCGGACGAATCAGGATCGGGGCCAAGATTGAAGGCACGCGCCAGAATGGAACGAAATACACGCGCCCTGACAAGCTCAGTACGTTTCGCCTGACCTCAGCGAATCGCAAGGCGATCGAGGCGGCAGCGGCCATCTATGGCGGCGAAGCGGTCCCGTGGGGCGACGCTCCAACACCGGGCCAATGGGAGTTGTTCACCGAGTCGGACGTCCTGCGTGTCACGATCCTGCCCGAAGAAATGAGTTTTACTCAGTGGTACGAACTCTGGTCGGGCGGGGGTTGCATTCGTCGTTGCAACGGTCAATGGAACTCGATCATCGAATCGCCCTGCATCTGTGACGCGGAGGATCGTGAATGCAAACCGCACACGCGCATCTCGGTCATGCTCACCGATCTTCCCGGCGTTGGACTTTGGCGGCTCGACACGCAGGGCCAGTACGCCAAGAGCGAACTCGCGGGCGCGTTCGAGCTGGGCAAACTGTTAATGCAGGCGACCGGTCGATCGCTGCTTGCCGGAACGCTCCGTCTCGACCAGCGCACGTCCAAGGACGTCGATGAGGGCACACATCACTTCGTTGTCCCTGTCCTCGATTTCGACGTGGACTTGGCAGCGTTGACCGCGCGCGATCCTCGCGGCCTCACACCGGTCGCACAGGCCGCACTCGGGGCTGGTGAGCCGGTGTCGCTCAAGAGCGAGATTGATCGTGTCAACGCCGACGCGCCACGATCGACACGAGCCAACGCCGCCGAACCAGTCAAGTCGACTGGCGTCGCCCTACGCCCGCGTGGGACCGTGTCAGAGGACATCGGTGATGGAATGGAACCATTCGAGCGCACGATCGATCAGGCGTCGACCGACACGCTGTTGACACTTCTCGGCACCCTGTCAAACACCGAGAAGGACATCGTCACTGAGCGATGGATTACGGCGAACATTCCGCCCATCGCGCATGGTCTAACGACCTACGAGGCGACGGCGGGAACGAACCTCGTCATGGACTTGTTCGACGAGATCGAGCAAGCGGAAAAGACGTTGAATGATGGCATCCCGGGCAGCGGCACCATGATCGACGAGGAACATCCCCACGCCAACTCGCGCAGTCGTGGCGCTGCGCCATTCGACGAGTCGAACTACGACACCGCCAAACCCAAGGCGACGCGCACCCCGACCGGGGCCATCACGCAGAAGCAGGTCGGCATGATCTTCGGGAAGCTGAAGGCGCTGAACATCGTCGACGAGGACGATCAGCACGCCTACGTCGCGAGCATTGTCAGCCTCGAATCACTGTCCAGCATGAGCGATCTGACGAAGGCACAAGCGCACAAGGTCATCGACACCCTGATCGATCGAGCGGGCTAGAGTCGCGACCTAGTCGAAAAGACGAACGCCCCATGACCGAAATCACGGGGCGTTCGTCTTACCGATCCGGGTAGAAAGGCTTGACGTGAGTATACGAGTTATGACAGCAGTTTTCGATGCTGAAGGATTGACCGCCCACGAGAAGATCGTTGCGCTGGCACTGGCTGACCACGCGCACGATGACGGCAGCGAAGCTCGATGTGGCAACGCCCGCATCGTTCGCAAGACGGCGTTGTCGCTTCGAACGGTCCAGACCACGACGCGGCAACTCGTCGCCAAGGGGATCGTCGAGGTCCAACGAGAGGCCACGAATCGCGACCCCAAGTGGTATCGATTCCTGCTGACCGAGGATCAGAAGTCTCTCGCTAGGGGTGCAGCAGTGACACCCCTAGATGATCTTGGGGTGCAATCTGAGCAATCTAGGGGTGCAAATGACGACATCTTGGGGTGCAGCCCCCGCACCCAAACCATCAATGAACCATCCATTGAATCATTATCACCAGAAGATGAGTTCGAACGACTCTGGCAGCACTACCCGCGCAAGATCGCCAAGGCCGCTGCATTCAAGGCAGTCACCGCGACGATCAAACGCGGCGTCTTTATCGACGAGCTGGTCGTGCCCACGATCAACTACGCCGAGTCTCGTCGCCGCGCCAACGAACCTCAATTCACATTGCACGGGGCCACGTTCTATGGTCCGTCCGAACGATGGCGGGATTGGGTTGATGATGGCGCTGGGATTGCCGAGACTCCATCAGACCCCGCGACGATGCAACGCGACTTCGAAGCGCGACGTCGCCAACAACTCATCGACGAGGAAGCGACACGCTTCGCTGAGATCACATCAGCTGCGAACGTGGCCGCGCCGATGCCCACAGAATTGCGGACGTTCCGTGACAAGCGAAAGGGGTTGACGAGATGAGTGATCGGGTCGATAAGTTGATAGCGGATTTGATGGAGATCGGCATAACACGATCGAATGGTCTGGCGTATTACCGACACGGGGAGCCGACGCGTGCTGAAATTCTCGATGTTATCGATCGTTATTTTCTACCCGAATGTGATCGGTGCGGGATCACGAATGGGCATCTCCCGTATTGTCCGAACGGCGATCACGCACAACGACACGCCGGGTCGGTCGACTGGTCATTGGAATACCTCACATTGTTAGAGCGTGTTCAGAAGTTGACTGAGGCGCTGAGTGGATGGAGGCGCATCGACCCCGAACCTGAACGGAAGCCGACGCACATCTACCGAGAGACAAATATGGTGACGATCGTTCGTGACGACATGAGCAACGAGGGTCACTACAACCACTACCTCATCGAGTTCCGCGATGGCGAGAGGCGCATCGTGGATGTCAAAGATGTTCGTCTGATCGTCGCTAAACCCGAACCGCGATTCAACATTGGCGATCGAGTCAAGGTCGATAAATTGATCGATCACTTCACGTCTGGAATGCTTGGCGTAGTTGTGTCGTGGGCAAATGTTTCCGAGTATGCCGATCGAACGTTCAATTACGGGATTCAGCTCGATAATGAAACAGAAAATCCCCGTTTCTACGACGAGAAATATCTGCGCCGCCACGATCCGAAGGATGAAGCATGGGAATGGGTCGCGTGGAAACTTGAGTGGCCCGAGGAAGAACAAGAAAATCGAAGGGACGAGTTCTATCAGTTACTCGATGCGGTCATTGAGGAAGCCAAGCGATGAGCGACCAACCCAAGTCCGGCAACAACTCTCGCTGGCTCGAATCGGCACCGCTATTCGCGTCGCTTCGCATCGAGGCATCAGTGATGGTCAACGACGACAAGTCGACCGCTCACCCGTGCATCAGCTTCAGGTTCGGTGACGGCAAGGACGGCGACGTATCGACCGCCACATTCCTCGCCACACCGCGCCGACTGGCCGCGATGGAGAACGCGATCAAACGTGCGCGCGCTCACGCCGAGAAGGGGGCGCGCATGGCACAACACGAATTGCGCGAGAAAAACTTGAAGAAACTTTCCGACCCCGTGCAATCACTAGCGATTGACGAGTCAGAACAGCCCGAATCAGACATTGCGTCCGAGGCGTCTGTCTAGTATCGTGTATACTTGTAGATAGCGGGGACGTCCCACACCTTGGAGATGGGAGCAGATATGAAGGTGGACGCATGAGGACCGGTGGCGCGGGCGTCGGTGGCGACGTCGAGATCGTCGGGACGTCCGGCTGGGCGAGATTCAAGGCGCGCGGCGTCATCATCGAAATTGACCCTCACTACACACATCCAGTCAAGGTCAAGATCAACGGCGAGCGACTGAAGAACGGCGAGTGGATCATGTTTGCCGACGAGGACATGGACGATAACTACCTGTGTCGATTCAAGTGGGGCGAGCTGAGGTTGATCGCGTCATGATTGACATCACCTATCGCGTCATCGACGATCGACCGATCGAATGGAGTAAGACGCCTTCATGGCAACTGCCGTGGTCGCCCTTCACTGCGCCGTGGTCAAAGACGCGCGACCTACTCGACAAGGAACTGAACCATATGAACGCGCGCAAGGTCGAACTGGCACTTGGGCTACGAGCTGGCGATCTAAATCGTGATGGCTCGATCAGCGCACGCGCACGTCTCACCGACCCCGGCGTGATCCTGTCGTTCGAGACATCGAAGCATGGCGTCCTGACCTACCCGTGCCGCACCTACACCGGACGTCCCGAGTCGATGGCGTGGCAGGAGAACGTGCGCGCCATCGCGCTCGGACTAGAGGCGCTGCGAAAGGTCGAACGCTACGGGATAGCTGCACGCGGCCAGCAGTACGCGGGCTGGCGCGCACTGGGCGCGGGGATTCCATTAGAAGGATCGATGACCGAGGCCGAGGCATGGCGCGTGCTGCGCGAGGCCGTTCGTCATCCTGACTCGACGGTGCGATCGAAGGATGTCGAATGGCTGTTCCGTATCGCGTCGCTGGAACATCACCCGGACGTTGGTGGGGACTCGGATCACTTCGCGCGACTCGTGACGGCACGGGCGATTCTGGTGGGGGCATCATGACCACCATCTACGCCCTCATCCTGTATTCAGCCAAGAAGATCGACTCGATCGTCTGCATGAACTGTGCGACCGACGACGAGCGCAACGCCCACGCGCTGCCAGAGGCGGGCAGCTGGCCGATCACCGCCAAGGGGTTAGTCATCTGTGATCGATGCGGGAAGGTGTGCGAATGATGACATCGACTCGTCGTGCCTCGTTGGTGATGTTCAGTTTCGTATGCGTAGCGGGAATGTTCGTCAGCGACAGAGATTGGATCGGCGTCGCCATGACGCTCATCACTGGTGGCGTGGCTGCGCTGATCGCGGGCGTGAGGGACGCTCGATGACCATGCCGTTCGTTTCGAAGCGCGCCAGCGGTTACGTCATGTTCGTTGATGGCAAGCAGATCGCAGTCAGTGAACTGTTCACGGCTCGCGAGGTCAAATCGATTCGCAGGACAATGAGACGCACGATGCCTCGCGCGACGATTCGAGTGATGTCGGTCCATCGGGTCAGGTATTGATGATGAAGCGCAGCGGACCCCCCGAACGAAAGACGCCGATGCGCCGTGGTGACTCGCAACTCAAACGCTCCCGGCTGAACCCGATGAGCGCGCGACGTCGCAAGGTCAATGTTCAGCGCCAGAAGAATCTCGTCGCGGCGTGGGGACCGCGACCGTGGCGGTGCATGTTCGGCCAGCTCATGAGTCGCGTCGCATACATACTGCGCCCCGACGAACTCAAGTGCTACGGACGAGTCGATGCACACGAGATCGCCAAGCGAGGGCGCACCCACACCGACGAAAACTTGCTCGATGTTTCGGGCATGGTCCCACTGTGTTCGCATCACAATTCGATGGTAGAAAATCATCCCGCAGTTGCGGAAGAAGTTGGACTCTCGAAGCCGAGCGGTCCATCAACAAAATCCGTGCAGTACCGAGAGAGAGGCAAGTGAATGGCGAAGGATGAGATTGATCTAGGCACCGCACCCGATGGCACACCCATCACATCGATTGCGGTCAGCCTGAATGTCGGCAGCGGACTCAACGCCGCCGTCGAGGTCCAACCGATCCAAGCGAAAGCTGGTGACACATTGTTCATCGCGGTCAAGGCGCAGTTCGTGAAGGACCGTTACGACTACGAGTTCGACGACAACAACGAGATCACTGGATGCGAGAAGGTCCTAATGTTGTCGACGCGCGGAGCGACGTTCGTCGATGGCAAGACTGTCCAGCAGTCAATCCAGTCGATGACCGATCGAATCGCGGAACACGAGCAGTCGAAAAGGGACGGCCAAAAGGCGTTCGAGTTCGACGAGACATCCGACGATGAGGAATCGAACGTGACGCCCATCGCCAAGCAACGAAAGGCTGAATAACAATGCCCGAACCGACCCGCGCTGAGGACTACGAACGTCTGACGTGGATTGCCGACCAGCTCGACGAACTCGGCGCGCAGGGCGTCGCCATGCGTCCGTCGCTGGTGACGAACCCGTACTACGACGAGCGACGCCTGATCTGGAATCGTCGCGTGCGTCGTGGCGATTCACAGGCTGAACTAGCACGCCAGTCGCGGGTCGGTCGGGCACAGATCGCGCAGGGGATCGAACCCCAGCGTCTCGCGGTGGCGCGTCGACGTCGCCGGATGGCCGGAATAGTGGCGGAATAACAGGGTTTTCAGGGTATTTGACAGTCTGTGTCTAGTTGTGTGTATAGTTGTGACATGACCTTGGAGATGGGAATAGAGATGACCGACATGGTGAACCCAAAGTGGCAAGCCGCCTTTGATGCGATGACTGCGCGGTCGCTGAAGATCAATCCTTCAGCCAAATACGAACTTGATCAAGAACGCGCACACGCTCGTCCTGAATTGTTCGATATGTTCCTCGCTGCCGTTGTCGAGCGCGACACCTTCACGGCGAGCGCCGCGAAGCGTGGACGTAATGCAAAGTTTCCATACGTTCCCGTTCTGAAGTTGAATCTGGGATCGATCGCAAAGACTCAGAATCCGGCGCGCGGACTCGCCTTCGCTACTCGCGAAGAAGCTATCGCCTGCGCGCAAAAATGCATCGACGACTCGAACGTTCGCATGGCGCTACAGATGACGATCCAGCGTCACCGCGCTTCTCGTGAGGACTATGGATTCGCGCGCGAACTGGCTGACGTGGTGATGCCATGACAATCGACCGGCCACTCGTGTATGCCAGCTCCGGTGCCGTGAAGCAGGACGGACCACTTCTGATCTGCATATGCAAGACCTGTGGCGATGAGATCGTGTTCGCCACGTCGCGCAAGACCAACAAGAAATATCCAGTCAACATTCGTCGCGGTCATCTGGACCAGCGGTTCTACATGAAGAACGACATTCACAAGTGCGAGCGGCCATGACCACTCGCCGCATCGTCACCTACCAGCTGGGTAAGAAGCACGACCGACGCGACGCCCCCGGCCCGATCTACCCGATGGGATCGTTCCCGACATTCAAGGCCGCGTTCAATGCCTCAGTGTCGTGGCACGGCAAGAACAAGTCCTACCGCGTGATCACGCGCCAATCGATTCCGGTGTACCTGTGATCATCGTCATCGTTCTGGCTGCAGTGGTTCTTGTCGGGGCTGTCATTGTTCGCCTCGTATTGAATGCACGCGCGCGTCGTCGGGCGCTCGAATCATCGGTCGGATACCAGCTCAATCAATTGGCGATCGCGATAAACGGCGTCATGGTTGCATATGGACGCGCACTGGTGCCGGTGATCGAGCAATGGAACAAGTCGGTCAACGAGATCGTGGCGAGTTTGGGCGACGCCCTCGCGGACGAAACATCGATCGCGCTGCGACTGGATGACACGGACGGCCAGACCCCATGACCCGCGTCAATCGCAAGATCACATTCAGCGACAAGGATCAGGCGCGCATTCATTCAGCTGCACGAGCATTGAACACGACGCAACGAGAGTTCGTCGAATGGTGCGTGCGCCAAGGACTCGATGAGATCGAAGGCGTCGCGCGTGAATCGATGATCGAGCAATATCGAAGGGAGACAACATGAGCCAATCCCCCGAGCTGCATGACGGCATCGTAGGGATGTGCGAACGCTGCGGTCAGGAACACGATCTGACGAATGGATGCTCCGCGTTCCCCGAGCCAAGCGAGGTAGTGGGGACGTGCGACGTGATTATTGGCGAAGGCCATGAGCCACAAGGGAACGAGCCTCATACCGAATTACCATCGTGCAAACGTTTCCAACCTCTCGACGTGGACGCAGCGCGAAGCACCTGCTGGCATTCGCGCATTCCACATCGCCACAACGAGGCCGGTGATTGCTGGGACGACCGCGACGACCGGATCGCCGCCCTCGAAGCCCAACTCGCCGCTGACGTGCCGGAGTTGGAGTGGGCGCGAGAATCTTCGACATGGATCGCAGGAGGATGGCTCGTGTGGGAATACAAGCCCGATGACTGGTCCGTGAACATCACCAGTTCAATCGGTGAAGCGTTCATCACCTCGCGCCCCACTCTCGCCGCTGCTCAATCACTGGCAGCGCGAATCCAGCGCGAGATTGACCGTGAGGGGGATTCCAAGTGAAAACGATTGACCGAGTTGCGTGCGCTGCGGGATCGGGCCTGTTCGCTGCCCTCGCCATACAACCAGCGTCACAATGGAAGTATCACGTTTACCCCGCCGCGCACTCAATCTCTCTTGGTCTCGCAGTTGTGTTCGGACTGATCGCCCTGCTACCGAAAGGGGACACCAGTGAGTGACCGCATCGAGGAAATCCGCGAGAGGCTGGCGAAGGCCACGCCGGGACCGTGGACGTGGGGCGCTATCGAGGACAGTGGCTCAACCGTGTTCGCTCCGAGTCGCAAGTTGAATCTCGCCGCAGTGTGGCGCAATTACGACTCCAAAGACGCGCCACAGAATCACGAGCAAGATGCAGCGTTCATCGCCAACGCGCCTTCTGACATCGACTTCCTGCTCCGTGAACTCACCGCCGCTCGTGAGGCGATAGACGAGGCAGCGAAAGCGTTGTTCCGCGAGCGCACCTTTCACCCCGACTTGTGGGCATGGCCTGACCGCAAATGCGCTCAATGCCACGCGCTGCAAATCTTGGACCGCGCCATTCTTGACCAGTCAGGAGACGCGGGATGAGCGACGAACTGTGCGGATTTTGCGAAACAGAGGAAATGAGGGACGACTGCCCCGCGCCGTGGCGACACTCAAAGGTTCGCACTGTGGCGGTTGGCATGAATGGCGTGACAATGGAACCTCCAAACGAGAACCTGCAGGCACGCGTCATCTCTCATCTGACCGCCGAACTCTCACACCTCCACGACACACTCGACAACTTCTTCGCGGACAACGGGTTCACAGCGGAGAACGGGTATGAGGATTACGACCGGACGGCTGAGCTTGAGCCACAACTAATCGCAGTCACGAGGGAGATTCAACGGATGAAGGGGAAGAAGTGAGCGAGAGCATCGAAGTGCAATTTGAGGACGGCACGGTGACGCTGATTCTTGACGTGAATCCGTGGCTGCTCCCCAAAGACGTGTTCGTGCGGTTGAGCGATCTGATCGAGGACGTGAAATCGCTCGGTAGCGTGAAGGCCGCAGTGAAATCGCCGTCAACGAACGGCGATAAGCCAACGTCCAACGGCAAGCGTGGTCCGACCGGCAAGCGCACCAGCTGGGATGCCGAGATTGCTGAACTGGCAGCCGATCCCGAACTGGAACGTGAGTTCGCTGGTTCGACGCTCAGCGCATCACGTCAGTTGAAAACGAAACTGATCGACAAGTTCCCCGGCCTCTCGGTGCGTGTCGAGAGTCGAGGAACATCGGGCGTGTGCATCGTTCGCGCTGGCGCCTATCGCCCATGACCCCCTCACGGACACGGAGGGGGCGGTGACTCGGTTTGTCACCGTGATTGTCTTGTTGGCGGTCCTCACGATCAGTTTTTCCGCATCGGCCACGCTCATTCACCGCTCGCTCTATGTCGTGCTGGGTGACTCGAACGCGATGGACTCGGGTTCCTACAGCGTCAACCCATACACGGACAAGAACTACTACGCACCAGCGATCCAGAACGGGGCCGACACGCACGACTACTTGGCGTGGACCGCTTGGGACATGAAGGCGTCGATTCACTCAGTCGTCTCACTCGACTCACCGCAATTTCGCAGCGATGGCAGTCAGATATTCGGCCCCGAACTCGGACTCGCACGGGGACTGTGGAACAGGTATCACGTTGGCGCGACGTTCGTGAAGGGCGCACCACTCAACGCATCAGTCGCTAACTGGCTACCGGCCTCCACGATCACGTACTTGAAAGAACTGGTCACCAAGATCAAGGCCACCATCGCTTTTGATCGCACCAAGGGCTACGCCGATACGGTCAGGGGCTTCTACTGGAATCAGGGTGTGGCTGACGTGAACAAGACAACGATCAAGGCGCAGTACGTCGCACGGCTCAAGGTGGTCATCTCGTACCTACGGCAGGCGTTCGCGGCATCGACCGCGCCGCTGGTCATCGGTGAGTTAGACCTGTCCAAGAACGTCGCCTACCGCACGGCCAACGGGGGCTGCAACAATCCGTATCTGACGTGCGCTCAAGAGGCAGCGGGCAATGACGTGATCCGCTCGGCACAGGTGGCGATGGTGACAGGCTTCGCCCACACCTACATCGTGGACACGCGAGGGCTGACCCGTGACGGCAATCAGGTTCACTTGGACGACGCGGGGGATTTGACATTCGGATACAGATTGGCGAAGGTGACGCCGTGAACCCCTGCGATGGCGATGATCTCAGACCGTGTGACACTTGCGACTGCGCGCTGTATGCACTGCTGAAGAACGGACCCATCGGACAAGACCCACTCGAAGTCAAGATCGAGCATCGGCGCACTTATTCAGGGCGTTGGGTCGTCCTCATCAATGACCGGGACGTTCGACACGGCGATCATCCCGGTTGGCGCGAGATCGCGCACAAGGATCGCAAGGGCGAAGCGATCGCGCTGAAATGCGAACTATTGGAGGGGCGCATTACCGTCGACGCCCACGGAACTCTGCATCATGGGTGACGTCGACGAGGGCAAGGCTCGCATGGACGCAGCTCGCGCCCACGCCGCATCACTGAAAGCCGTCGAACCCATTGAGGAAGAACCAATCCCGACCGGACGCAGGCGCAGCGAGATCATGCTGGAACGCGCGCGACGCGAGAAGGAAAACCCCACGCCGGTTGAACCCGAATCCAAACAACGGCGCGACCTGTTCGACTGAGAATGTCACACATGGGTAAATGTGTGACATAGGATCGCCATCGTGAGCGAACCGAACACCAAGTCGATCGCACTGAAGATCGACGAGACGTTGCACGAGCGCATCATGACCAAATGCGAACGCGACGAGGTCAGTATGAGCCAATTCGTGCGTGTGGCGCTGAAATGGGCGTGTGACGAGGACGACAATCCCCAGCTGGCAACGCCCGCGCCGACATCGATCGAACCCCACGTCCCCGAAGTGATCAAGAACGCTATGCCGCGACGCATCGGGAGCCGAATGGTGATGCCCACTGGACGCGAATTCGTCAGTGATGGATTGCCTCGATGACCGAACCAGCCCGGACGCGCAAACCCAAGGCCAGAGAGGGCGAACGAACGGTATCGACCCGGCGCAACAACATCGCGAAGGCTGATGGTGCGCCACCGAAGCTGACTGACCATGTCCGAATCCCGCTGATCAATGCACTGAAACTCGGTAGCCCGCTCCCGATCGCGTGTGCATTCGCTGAAATCAGTGAGCAGACTGTCGAGCGATGGGTCGCATTGGGCAAACTCGCACTGCAGAAGCGCGCACAGGATCGAACACGCAATGAACGTCTGTATGCGAACTTCTTACCCGAATTTGAGAAAGCCTGCGCCGACTACTTCGTTCTCTCGCAATCGCAGCTCCACATACTCGGGACGCAACCGCTCGTCGACGACGATGGGAACAGACTTGATGTGTCACCCGAGGAAAAGCGAATCATCGCGGACGCCAACAAGTTCCACCTGACGCATCGCGCCAAGAAGCACTACAACACGCAGCAGAACGTGGAAGTGACCGGCAAGGATGGCAGTCCAGTCCTCGACTTCGATGCGATATGGGAACGAGCGCAAGTGATCTTGGCGCGACAGGATGATGGCGCGGTAGTCGAAGATGAGTGACCAGCGCCCCGTTCGTTCGACATACATCAACGTCCGCGTCCTACCCGCACTACGCGAACGAATCAAGGCCGACGCGCACGCCCAAGGTGTTAGTGAGTCAGTGATCGTGCGTCGCATCGTGGCGGGTCATTACACCAAGCAATGACGCTCCCCGCGAGCATGGACGCATTGTTCCGACTGGATCGGGACGTGTTCAAGTTCGTTGTTGGTCAGATGTCGCGCGACGATCAGATGGGGGTCGCGCAAGCTGAAGCCGAGGCGTACTCGCGCGACGAGGACCCGACACCGCTCGATCTCGCAATGCGCCTTGATCCAGCGATCGTGCCGACACCGGCACTGCGCCTACTGGCCGCGCAGATGGTGGGCGTCCGTGACGCGATCGAGGTCATGTACGAACGGCGCGCGCTGCACGCTGCGCTGGTTCGATCAGGCGTCGATGGCAAGGCCGCGATCGAGCGAGCGACCAAGACCATCGAGGATCGTGGCATCTCGCGTCTGATTATGTCGATGCCGCCACAGGAGGGCAAGTCGAATCTGATCAGCATCTATGGATCGATTTGGCTGTACCGCCAATTCCCGCAGCTGAAGGAAACGATCGTCAGTTATGACGGATCGAACGCCGAGACATTCAGCTACGCGATTCGTGCAGCGGTCGAACAGTTCGATGGAAGGGGCGACGAGGTCGATCTTGGGCTGCGTCTCGCAATGAATCAGAAGGCTGTCAGTCGATTCCGTTTCACGTCAGGCGGGACGATGTACGCAATCGGCATTCGTGGTGGTCTGACTGGACGTCCATCGGACTACATGAACATCGATGACCCGACGAAGGACCAAGAGGACGCCGACAGTGAAATCAATAGTTCGAAGAACTGGGAGTGGTGGTCGACGACCGCGCGTCCGCGTCTCGCGCCGTGGGCACCAGTGAGCGTCACGATGACGAGATGGAACGAGGTCGACCTTGGCGGGCGACTGCAAACCAAGCAGGTTGAGGATGAAGCACTCGGTCGCTCGAACTACGACAAATGGAAAGTGATCGTCATCCCCGCACAAGCCGACCATGACCCCAGTCGCGGCGAGAGGGACATCCTCGGTCGTGAACCCGGTCAATGGCTCGTCAGCGCACGAGGACGTTCCGACGCTGAATGGGAGGCCACACGCGCCGCCACGATCGATCGTCACTGGTCTGCGCTCTATCAGGGCAAGCCAACGCCGGGGATCGGTGACATCTTGCACGAGGACTGGTGGGGACGCTATGACGCGATCATGTGGAGTCGCCAGAAGGACGGCACCTACCTCGTGCCGGGATGCGAACTCACGCAGTCGTGGGACTTCACATTCGATAGCACGAAGGGATCGGACTTTGTTGTTGGTCAGGTATGGGCGAAGCGAGGCGTCGAGTCGTTCCTGATCTATCAAATCCGCGACCGACTCAGCTTCCCAGAGACGATCGACGCGGTGTTGCGTGTCACACACTTATTCCCGCAGGCCCGACGCAAGATCGTCGAGAAGAAAGCCAACGGCGCAGCGGTGTTGTCGACGCTCCGCAAGCAGGTCGCGGGCATGGTCCCGGTCACACCCGATCAGTCCAAGACCGCACGAGCTGAGGCGTCGTCGATCTTCGTGAGGGCCGGGAACTTCTGGCTGCCGACCGATGATGTCGCCCACGTCAGTCAGACATTGGCGTTCGACGTGCAGGGATTCATCGCGGAGACAAAGGCGTTTCCCCACGGCGCGCACGATGACCAAGTCGACGCATGGAGCCAGTATGCGAAGATGCTCTACGTCGAGGGGAGCCAAGCGCGCCTCATATCCCCCGTTGGCCGATTACCGCGCGGTAGCCTCCCCCCCAAGGACACACGCGAACAACTCTCGCCAATGCAGGTGCGATTGCTCGCCGCGAGCGAAGGGAATTAGTCGTGTCAACTGACAACGCGGGGCGTTTGATCGCCCTCCTATCATCCGTAGGTGCGGGCAACGCCGAGATCGTCAACTCAGGCACCGCAGTTTCACTGGCTGCGCCATCCGTAGCCAACGTCTCAGTTCTTTCTTTGACGGGTGTCGCGCCAGTGATCACCGTGCCCGCACCAGCGCAAGCCGGATCGGTCAAGACGATCTTCATCATCCAAGATGCCACTGCCCGAGTTCCTTCATGGGCCGGTGCGACAATCAACTGGCAGAAGGGCAGCGCGCCAACAATCTCGACGACCGCTTCCGCCGTTGACGTCGTTGAATTGACGTCGCTCGATGGAACAACGTGGGAGGGCGAGTTCATCCTTGCACCGTCGGCGGCGTATACCAAGACCTACAACACACCGGCTCGAACGATCGCAGCAGCCACCGCTGCCGCCATCGCGACGACCTCTGCTGCATTGACGTCCTATGGATTCGCTCAGGCTCAGGCCGACTCGATTCCGGTGGCGATCAATGCACTGGTCGCGGACAATCTCAATCTTCGGCAACTCATCGTCGCCCTCGTTCAAGACTTGGAGCAGCGCGGACTACTCGGTTAGTTCGGCGCTAACAACGCGCCGTGAGCGATCTCGACATCGAAGAACGGGTCAGAGACATCTTTCCCGCCGAGGTATTGACACCTGACGGTGCAATGCTGACGGCGTGCCGAGTGTTCATCTCGAATCGACGGCTGATCGTGTGGCGCATCGGTGAACGCGGGTCGCCCTATGTGGCCCTCGAAATGAATCACGCGGAACCACTGACCATCGAGCAAATGCAGGCGACGATGATGAAGGACGACCCGATCGTCGTGACTGGTGATCAAGGATCGGCGTACATCAACAAGGGACTTGGCGGGTGCTGCGGACATCTGGCGCTCAAGGCACTGATCCCACCGTGGGCGATGTCATGAAATGGAAGTGTCCCGCGTGCGGCGAGATTGTCGAACTGGTGTGGGCGTTCATGCACATACGCGAATGCGCGACGGTGACGGCGGCGCTGCCGGACCTCTACGTCGAGGCTGACGCGATCGTGAGGTCGGCACGATGAGTTTCACGCCGGTATCGGTCCAAGGCACTTACCTCAATCCCGACGACACGCCCGCATCGGGACAGGTCAACTTCCAGCTGACCGCACCGATGGTCAATGGCGATGAGGTCGCGAATCCGACTGGCATCGCTGCACCACTGAACGAAGCCGGACAGATCACCGCGCGCAACACCGAGGCGCTGATCCTGTTCGCCAACAACGACACCGGCACGACACCGTCTGGTCCATCAGCGGCCTACTACTGCACACCGCTGATCAATGGCGCGGTATCGGACAAGACGTTCTACTTCTATCTCGACAAGGACGCGACGGTCGATGAAGATCGCGCAACGATCACGATCAACAAGAACGTGGTCACGCTGGGCAAATACATCGCGGCATCATCAATGGTCGGTCGTACCATCACTGGATCGTTGATCCCCGGTGGCACGACAGTCACCGACTACGACTTCAAGAAGAACACGCTGACTCTCAGCAACAACGCAACGGGATCATCATCGGGGCCAACAGGGGCACTCGTGATCGGCGGGGCTGTCGACCTGTCGACAGTCGCGGAGTATCTTCAACCTGATTCCCTAGTTGCCTTCATCCCTTGGGTCGCACCGACCAATGGGTATGTGCTGACAGGTGATGGATCGCACTGGGTCGCAGAACCGGCCAGTGGAGGCGGTGCAGTCCAAACAGTCGTCGCGGGACTCGACATCGCGGTCGATTCGACTGACCCTCATCATCCGATCGTCTCGATTCCGGCCAGCACGTTCGACGCCTTCGGCGCAGCGGCCACGGCCTACGGCAATGCCGTCAGCGATGCAGCAGCGAGCGCAGCCAGTCTTTACGTCCCCCTGATGCAACGCGGCGCGTCCAGCGGCGTTGCCACGCTCGACGGCAGTTCGCACGTCCCGCTCGCACAGCTCAGTGGGATCACTGGATCGCAACTCGCTAACGACATCGCGCTTGGTGGTAATCCAACAACGACGACACAGACGGCGGGGAACAACAGCACTCGCGTCGCCACGACTGCCTACGTCGATGCAGCGGTGACGGCCAGCGCCTATTCAGCGGGCACCGGGATCACGATCGCCAGTCATGTCGTCTCGATCACGAACACGGCTGTCACAGCCGGGGCATACGGTGATGCCGCACATACGCTCGTGACAACGGTGAACGCGCAGGGCCAACTCACGGCGCTGGCAGCGACGGCCATCAACATCCCGCATACCGCGATCAGCGATTGGGCTGCGGCGACGTCGAGCTTCCTCACGACCGTTTCGGGGATCACTGTGGGCGGCGACCTCGCCGGAACGCTCGTCAATCCGACTCTCGCGGCTACGGCGGTCACACCCGGCACCTACGGCGACGGAACGCATGTCGGGCAGTTCACGGTCGACCAGAAGGGCCGACTGACGTTCGCGGCCAATGTCACGATCACTGGCGCGGCCCCGACTGGCGCAGCTGGTGGAGTCCTGACCGGCACCTACCCGAACCCCGGACTCGCGAACACGACAGTCGCCGCATCGAGCTATGGATCAGCGTCGAGCGTCGGCACGTTCACGGTCGGCGCAGATGGACGACTCACCGCAGCGGCATCGACGGCAATCGCCATCACTCATACTGCGATCACGGATTGGTCAACGGCGACGAGCGGATTCGTTACATCAGTTACCGCTGGTTCGGCAGCGGTGTCGATCGGTGGTACGGCGACCGCCCCGACCGTGGACCTGCCGAACACAGGGCCGGGTGCGGGTGCGACAGGAACGACTGCTGCACAATCCTTGGCGCTCACGCTTGATGCGAAGGGCCGAGTGACTGCGTTCGCGAACACGGCCATCGCCATCGCTGAATCCGCCGTCACAAACCTCGTCAGTGATCTTGCACTGAAAGCACCACTAATAAGCCCGACGTTCACGGGAGCACCAATTGCGCCAACCGCTGCGCCCGGAACGAACACGACGCAATTGGCGACGACTGCCTTTGTCACTACCGCTAATGGTGCCTATCTACCGCTCGTGGGCGGCACGATGTCTGGTCCCATTATCGGGCTACAAGACAAGGGTTCACAAATCTTCAATGTCAAAGCGTATGGCGCAAAGGGCGATGGAGTCACCGACGACACGGTTGCGATTCAGGCAGCGGTCACCGCAGCGCAAGCGACTGGCTATGGCGGAGAGATTTATTTCCCACCGGGTGCATACCGCACATCAGGTCCGATCGTGGTTCTTGGCACCAACACACTCGGACAAAATGGCGGCATAGTCTTTCGTGGTTTTAAGGGAGGCAACGCAGCGGCCTATTGGGATGTCATCAATGGATCAATCATTCGTCCGCTTTCGACATGGGCGAACCCGACCTATCACTCGTCATACGGCGATGGCGTTCTCACATTTGTTGAAGGAAACCCCGGAGGCGTATGGCCCGCGAACGTCATACTCGCGTCATGCGGAATCCGTGACCTCTATATCGACTGCACGTCGCTTCCAACATCAACCACAATCACCGCCGCAGTTGCATCAGGAACCACAGTCGCCGCAACTGTCGCTGGCTACGACTACACCGTCGGTCAATCGATCACGGTTACTGGTGCAGCCGGTGGCACATGGTCGAATGCGAATGGGACATGGACCATCGCTGGCGTCGCGGGATATCTGGCGATCGTGTCGGCCATTAGCACGGCCAACATCGCAGCACTGACCGGGACACCGACCATCGATGGATTCGCCACCAGCGCGGGGCAGCGAGTTCTTCTAGTTGGTCAATCAACGCCATCGCAGAACGGTGTTTGGGTTACGAACGCGGGTGCATGGACACGCCCGACCGACTTCTTCGCTGGCTTAGTCACTGGCCCTCTAACTACGTTCTCAACGAACGGAACCGCCAAGGCGAATCACGGTTATGTCATGGTGACAGCTTCTGTCACAGTCGGAACGACCGCGCAGACTTGGGTGGAGTTCGCTACGACCGCTGCGACTTCAGCGAAGATCGTCACATTCGTTGTTGGCACAGGGCCAACGGGCACCTACACCGCGTCAACGGGCACACTCGTTACTGCGGGCGGAACGTATTACAGCGTCGATGGAGTGCTTGCCTATGGCGCGGTCAATGGCTTCGACATCGATCGCCTCTACATCAATCACCCGACCGGCGTCGGGATTCATACTGTTGTTCCGGTCGTGTCGGGATTGGCTCACAACAACGGTGGATGGCACGTTACGCACTCCTACGTGGGTTACTCGGGGCTGCAAGGAGTCGCTGGCTACTTCGGTGACTCGTCGTGGTGGGACGTCCACACACAGGGCGCGGGTCTTTCTGGCTCGGGAGCTGGATGGGACTGGACTGGATCAGAAAATCGTCTGTTCGGTTGTCGGTCTGACCTCTCGCAAGGTAACGGATTCAAATTCGCTGCGGCTGATGCTCAAGATGAGAGCACGCATTTCATCAACTGCACAACGCTCGACAACAACTCTCACGGATTCAACTTCACGAATCCCGGTGGATCGGGCACTACATGGACGACGCCCTACACACTGGTCAATTGTGAGTTTCACGGTGATGGAGTCAACTCATCGACTTGGATCAATGGCGTTCCAACAACTGGCATTGGCTCCGCTGGCGGTGCTGGTGTTCTTGTCGTCGGTCAGACATATGCGTTCCTCGATCATTGCGGTACGCGCTCACGCAATCAGATGATGCTCGGCGTCGGCTCGCAAGATGCGATGCCATTCAATGGGGTGAGCGTCGGTAACTCATTTTCAGGAAATGCAGTTGTTCAGGTAGATGGTGGTCTATGGAATGTTTCATCGAGCGGGACCGCGTTCAACAACACTGGCGCGGCATCGTATTTTTACGCGTCGCGCTCCACCATGAAGTCAACGGGCTTTGAATCAACCAGTCCGGTCTTTGGTGGGACTGCCGAGAAGATCGCTCTTGACATGGGAAACGCGCAGATCAATAACTTGCAGAATGGTGCCGCTGCTCAAGATGCGGTTGCGTTCAACCAGTTAGCGACGACGATTTCTGCATCAACGATTGCCGGTGATGTCGGCGGCACGATTGCAGCCACCAGCGTCAATAAGATCAAGGGCACGACACTGGCCGCGAGTGTCGGAACCGTCTCAACGGATGGCGCGCTGCTCATGTATGACGCAACGGATAGCAATTGGCAGGCATATCCACCAGCGACGGCCAGTGACGTTGCATTCGTGTCATCGGGTGGGCGCACGACGTTCACCGCAACTGTTCGGAGAATCCGGGGCGTCCTGTTGGACCCGACGACAGTTGGCTCGCCCGCAACCGCAGCGGTACTTATCTACAACGGCTCGACACAGTATGAGGCGCATGTTGTATCGGGCGATGCATCGATCGCCGCTGGAGGCTCGATTGCGGTCACTGCAATACAGGGCGTTGCCTTCTCGTCAGCGCAGGCAGGGATTCTCGCGGCGCTGCAAAAAGAAGTTACGCGCACCAGTTCAGCTACGGTCGCTGCGGGCGAGTTCACTGTTTACAATGCGGCGACTTCTTCGCAAGTGATGACCCTTCCCTCAGCACCGGCTAACGGGACCGTCAATGCGTTGGTCGCTGCGGGGTCGGGCACCGTTCAATGGGCGTGCGGCGCGGGCGATCAGTTCTGGCTTAATGGCGGAACTCAATCGACGCTGAACCTGAACCGTAATGAATATACGGTTGCGATCTATGACGCAACCGGACAAACATGGTGGATTTATGACAACAATCATGCGGGGCGTCTCATCGGAACATCGCTTTCAACGGTCGTCACAACGCTTGGCGCTGGTACTGCTGCGAACCGTGACAATTCCACCAAGATTCCCACCACCGCCTATGTCGATTCCAAGGGCATCAGGGGAACGCCCGACTCGGCTACGACATCCTGCACTGCCTCGACTCAAGTAGTGATCCCCGGGACTTCGATTCACTTCGCTACAAGTGAACTTGTCGTCGGCAACATCTACCGATTCAAGTTGGCCCTCACCAAGTCAGCGGGTACGGCGACGTGGACCGCCAAAGTTTGCTTCGGGACAGCGGGCGACAACACGGATGGCGCGATCGCAACGTGGACCTCGGGAACCAACACGGCGGGGCCGGATCGAGCGGTATTGGAAATACTCGTCCGCATCACTGTTCTCGGATCAGGTTCGTCGGCCACGGCTGTATGCAGTGCCTTCTACTCGAACCAGTTGACCGACACAACAGGACTCGGCAGCATCGCTCTAGCACCGGGATCGACGGCGGGCTTTAACTCCACCGCGACGACACCCTTCATTCATGTTGACATCACGGCGGGAGCATCTACGACTATGACCGCATCCGGGTACGCGGAGCGAGCCGCCTAATGTCCCGTAACGCGACGACAGTCCGCTACCATCAACGAATCCAAAGGAAGGGGATTCGTGGCGCGGACAATGAAGTACGGCGAGGTGGTGCCGATCGAGGAACAACTGAAAGTCTTGGACTCACGAATCGAAATGATCCGTGCGAACATCACGCGCAATCAGAGCAATGGCTTCGAACGCGAGTTCATCTTGAAGATGGCGAAGAAGCGCAAGGCGTCAGCCGAAGAACTGAAATCCCTAGAGGACGCATGCGCGGACATCGACGGAATGATCGACAAGGACAATCAGGCGATCAAGGATGTCCTCGCGGAGAAAACGTTATTGACGAGCAATCGCGCGGGAAAACGCGCCGAGAAGAAGATCGCTCCACGACCCCGCAAGGCACCGGCCAAGAAGGTCGCCAAGAAAGCCACCACCGCCCGCACTCGGCGCTAGTCGCTGCCCGACAGGGGGCGTCGTGACTCACTCGTGGTTGCTGCTGACCATCTATGGCCTCGCGTGTTTTCGTTTGACCAGACTGGTCGTCACCGACGACATCGGGGCACCGATTCACGAATGGCTGCGCGTTCGAGCGTTCCACCAATCACCGACTGAACTGCGAACGCTGAATCGACCACTGGCATTCGTCTACAAGGCGATTAGTTGTGCGTGGTGTGCGTCGATCTGGATCGCGGGGGTAATCGTGGTGTTCAGCTTCACGGGTGTCTGGTGGCAATACGTCTGTGCGGGATTGGCGCTGAGTAGCGTTGCCGGTGTGATACACGAGGCCACTGATGGCCGGTAAGCGCGTGGGCGATTCCAGTGGTGGATGGACGTTGGGGCGTCGACGTCGCGAACCTAACGCTGCACCCGTTCGGGTACTGACCGCAGCGGCGTCACGAGTCAATCTGTCCTCGCGCAACGAGGCGAAGGTCCAGCGTCAACTACGCCAGAACTGGCAGCTCGACGCGATGTGCGTTGACACCGACACCGAGATTCTGACGACGCGGGGATGGCTGAACGTCGACGATCTGCTCATCGGTGATTTCGCTCTGACCCTGAATCACGACACGGGACTATCGCAGTGGCAACCGGTCGAGGCCATCAACGTCTATGCCAGTCACAGGCGCGAGATGATCCAGATCGAAGGCAAACTGCATTCGTCTCTGTCGACGGTGGATCACCGCTGGCCGGTCATTCAACGCCGGGGAGCGTGGACACAGAATGATGTCGATCGCCGTCGTGCGCGCCGTCATGGTGTTCAGATGCCGTCGACCGAAGTTCGCCCTGCAGCATCCATCACTCGCGAATGGCGAACGACCGAGACGCTGTCGACTGATCACTCATTGATCACGGCAGCGCAGAACATCGATCTGCCGACCGAGGCTAAATACGGCGATGCGTTCGTTGAATTAGTGGCGTGGTGGTGGACCGAGGGTTACTACCGACCGCATGGCTATAGCACGATCACGCAAAGTCAGCGTGTCAATCCATTAAACGTCGAACGCATCCGTGCGGCATTGACACAGATATTCGGTCCAGCTATCGCCACAACGCGGGGGGTAACGACACCGGCATGGCGCGAATCGACTGATGGATCGATGGTGACGTTCGCACTAAACGCATCGGCTGGCAAAACGATTCTCGCTGTTGCTCACGGCCCGAAGATCATTGAACTTGATTTCATCTTGTCGCTGACGCGCGCGCAGTTGGAACTATTCATCACCACGTCAATCGCCGCCGATGGGTGCATGGTCAATGGAGCGATGACGATCTCGCAGTCGGTTCGCGAACGACTTGAACCGCTCATGCTCGCGGCGATTCTGACCGGTCGGACACCGCATCTATTTCAGGCTGACGAATCCCGCTGGAATATGCACATTCGCGACAAGGCGACTGTCAATCCCATCGGCGCATCGCGCAAGCAATGGGAGAACGCCGCGACAGTCGAGCGCATCAGTTTCGATGGAGATGTCTGGTGTCCGGTCACTGAGAACAAATCGTGGATGGCGCGTCGAGATGGCACCGTGTATTTCACGGGCAACACCTACCGCGACTCTGTTCCCGAGGTCAGGTTCGCCAATAACTTTCTCGCCAATATCAGTTCCCGAATGCGAATCTTTCCGGCTGCGCTACCGATTGGTGGCGAGACGGATGACCCGGTCGAACTTAAGGAAGCCGGGGCACCGGACGAATGGATCGCGGCCTGCAATCAGATGATGGCCGATCTCGGCAATGGCCGACTGGCGTTGGGATCATTGATGCACGCGCTCTCGACGAACTTCTCAACGACTGGCGAATGTTTCCTCTACGGCGAGCAGGATGAATCGACGCTCGAACAGACGTGGTCGATCAGGTCGGTCAACGAGATCGTGGTGTTCGGTGACAAGGTCCAACTACGCGAGGGACCGATTGCATCACAGGGCAATCTCGGATTAGTCGACATTGACCCGCTGACGACATTCGTGGCGCGCATGTGGAACCCGCACCCGTTCTGGCGTCTCTACGCCGACAGTCCGATGCGCTCGATCATGAACAGTTGCGAGAACCTGCTGATCTTGCGTCGTGGCATTCGCGCAGTTGGTCGCTCACGTCTTGCTGGAGCTGGATTGTTGTTGATGCCCGATGACATCGACATCACGTCACTCAACGATGACGACGCCGACCCGCAGGACATCGACTTCATGGGCAAGCTGGCTGATGCGATGATGACGCCGATTACCAATGAGGGTGACGCTGCCGCCGTGGTCCCGCTGATTGCACAAGCCAACGCCGAGTCGCTGAAGGAAATCAGGCTGATCGACTTCTACAGCAAGTTCGACGAACACTCAGCCGAGACGCGAGCCGAGACGATCCGCGAGATCGCCATCGGTGTCGATCTGCCCGCCGAGGTCATCAATGGAATCAGCAACGCCAATCACTTCACCGCGTTCCAGATTGGCGAAGATACGTTCCGCTACCACGCCGAACCGCACGTCATCACGGAGGTCGACAGTCTCACGATGGCCTATGCACGCCCGTATCTGTCGGGTGTGACCAATCTGCCTGACGGAATGATGGCGGACTGGCTACCTCGGACGTGCCTCTGGTACGACCCGGCTGCGGTGATCGTGAAGCCCGACCGCACGGCGAATGCCACGGCTGCTCACAGTGCGCTGGTCATCAGTGACGCGGCCTATCGGAAGTACCTCGGGTTCGACGAGTCCGACGCGCCGTCAGCTGGTGAGATTGAACTCCGCATGGTTCGCACGACGCGGACGTGGCCCCCGAACGTCCTGCTCGCGCTGTTGCACCTGCTCGATCCGAATCTCACCGTGCCCTCGATCAGCGGGCCGGGGATCATTCCCGGCGTGTCGCCCAGCGGCGTCAGCGTCCCGACTCCACCGCCCGGGATGGCGGCACCAGAGGCGCTACCAGACGTCACGACGCCCACACCCGGCGAGAGCGGCGTGCCGGGCCTCAGCGCGCCCACAGAACCCGATCAGGCCGTCAGCATCGCGGCAGCACTGGCATTCGCTCACGGGGCCACTGAGGACGAGCGAGCGGCCATGTTGCGCGGCGTGGTCATGTCCTTGGAGATGAAGGGTCACCGGGTATTCGATCGGCGCTACATGAAGCCCCGGGACGACGAGTCGGGCATCATCGACGCCGAGGTCATCAAGATCGAGGCCAAGGCCATCACCGCTGCCGTCAAACCAGAACCCAAGCCATCAGATACATCGCTACGCCTATCGCGCAAACTCGGCGCGATTGACACCGACCTACGTTCACGGCTTACTGTCGCGGCGAACGCCGCCATGCTGCGCCAGTTGGAGAAGGCGGGCAATCGAGTTCGCCAGTCCGTCAAGTCAGCGGCCAACGCACGCCAGTCAACCGCACCAATGCGCGCGGAGCATGTGCAACTCGCCAAGGACATTGCGGACCTCAGTTCCGCACGAGTCGCCAGCGCCGTTGGTATCGAAGTTGTCGAGCGCATGGGGCTGACCGCTGCCGGACTCATGGCGAATGATTGGGGCACGTTCAAGGATCAGTTCTTCAGCTGGACCAAGGCCGCGCAGAAGTCCGCGCTGGCCGCTGCGGTGCAACTGACCGGCAACACGGCGACTGGTCCCGCACGAATCGCTGCGGAAGCGGCACTGGCCGAGGGCGTCGAGAAGGGTTGGGAACTGCTCTCGACGTCGATGGACAATCTGGCGCAAGGCTTGTTGTATTCACCGGACCTGAACACCGACATTGCAGACGCCGTCGATGCACTGACACCCGACACGCTCGTACCGACTGGCGTTGTTCGCGCGGCAGTCGGTATCGCTGGTGGATCGGTGCCACAGGATTACGGACTCACGATGACCAAGGCGGGCGTCGAGGTTCCATCGATTGCACTCGGCATCGACACTGGCGGCGTCGGAACAGGAACGACGATCAGTGGATTCCTCACTGACGCGGGATGTCAGAACGACAACTACGAATGGCAACATGGCGTAACTCGTAATCCGCTGGATAGTCACCTTGCATTGGACGGAGTGCAGTTCACATCGTTCACTGATGACGTTCTTGCCAATCCAAATGACTTCCCTTCTAACCAGTGGCTCGTGGCTGGCGACCATGGGGGCTGCAGCTGCACAATCGTGCCTTTATGGATAGGGGCAGATGACGTACAAGCAGCCCGTGACGCTGCTGATGCGATGGATTCAATAGATGCCATGTGACAAGTCGCAACTATTGTTCGAGCATGATCAGAACATGTACGAAATGCGATCAACGTCCGGCGGCTAATAAAACAGGTATGGCGCGCTGCGCTCCATGCAGATATGAACAAATCGAATCGCGCAGATTGTCACGGCTCGCACCGATGCGGAATTGTCCATCATGCGGGAAACCGATGGCACTGCCTGATGGCGGTCGCGGGTGCCCATTCTGTCGCGATTGCTCTGTCACACGCCACCCTAGGAATCGTGATTGCATTGATTGTGGTGCAGATTTTGTGAGCAGGAATGGAACGCGACGTTGTTCTCGTTGCAGCTATCTTCGACTCAAAAAGCCATGCCCGTCATGCGGAAAGATGATTCATCCAAAATCGAAAACATGTGTGGGATGTTCGGATGTGAATCAAAAAGGATCGGGGCATCGAGCATGGCGCGGCGGTCGATCAGTCATCAATGGTTATGTTCGATTGACTCGACACGGACACCCGCGCAATAAGCGTGGCTATGTGTTGGAGCACATTTTGGTCATGGAGGAACACCTAGGCCGCTATCTCGTCCCCGGCGAGAACGTCCACCATCTCAACGGTCAGCGCGACGACAATCGAATCGAGAACCTAGAACTATGGGTGAAATCTCAGCCAGCCGGTCAGCGTGTCTCTGACCTGTTGAACTGGGCACATGAGATCATCGCACGATACGAATCGCCCAATCCCTAGTAATCCCAAGGCTTTCCAACTATTCGCCGCATAGCGTCTAGTTGTGTGTATAGTAGTGACATCCCCACAAGGGGCCTTGGAGAAGGAGTCGAAATGCCAACGAAGGTAACGCTTCCAGATCACCCGATGGTGCGAGTTGCGATCATGCTCGCGCCAAGCACTGACCCGCGACACATCCGTCAACTGGATGGATTGATTGTGGAGATTGCCAAGGGCATCACGTCTGACGTTGAGTCAGTCCGCAATGCGATCATGTCATACGCGCGATCATGAACCACCGCTGCAATGCTCGCTACGTCGAGCCACTGACTGGCAGATCGTGTCGATGCAAACTGCATCACGGGGGATACCCCGAACTACTGCGCGAACATCGTTGGTGGCCGCTCGTCGGCTTATACATAATCCACTGGGACGCCTACGGGAACAGGATCGAGCGATGACCGACAAGCCGATGATGAAGTGCGGTCACTCCGCGAACTCGGTAGCGATCATCAATCAGGGTGTCAGGATTCCGTCGTGCGCCATTTGCGCTGGCATGAATCCAGATGCGCTCGTGATCGATGAGGCACCGCCGAATCTCGAAGGGCGCGAGGCGGTCTGTGCGTATGACGGCACGCGAGTTCCGAGCAGTCCCAATTGCGCGTTCTTCCAATATCGCCCCGACAAGGGCACGGACACTTTCTATTGCGGGTGTCGAGGATGGGACTGATGACGCGACGTCGCATCATCACCGTCACCGACAAACTGCCACCGCAGTTCGACCAGCTACCCGGCTTCGCTCCGGTCGACGTCGATAAGGGCGCGACACACGCCGAACGTTTCGCCGCGTTTCATGCTGCGAACCCGCGCGTGTATCTACTGCTCGAAGATATGACGCGAGAGATGGTGAATCGAGGCAGGACGCGAATCGGGATCGCGATGTTATTCGAAGTTCTGCGGTGGAACTTCTATCTGCACACCGACGATCCCACGAGCGAGTTCAAATTGAATAACACGAATCGTGCGTTCTATGCGCGATTGATAATGCAACGACACCCTGAATGGGACGGACTATTTGAAACCCGCGAGATCAGGGCGTCATGACTAGCCTTTTGAAAGGGGCAACCATGAAGCGCATTCGTACATGGCTGACGCGCCGTCAGCCGGTCATCAAGTCACTACCGAAGTCTCGACGTCATGCGTGGCGTGTCGTGGACACTCGGCCAACGTCGCCCGTGATGTACGCGGGCAAGTCCGGACCAGCGGTCGAATCGTATTTCGTGCCGGTGTATGTGAAGTTCGAGGATCGCTATGGATTCGCCTCACGCGATCACGTTCTGCAGCGAGCTATCGCGGCGTTGGAGGGCGAGTGAGACTCATCGACGGCGACTACCTAGCCGATTTGATCCGCTACAAGATCGACATCCATCGCCATCATCTTTCAGCGCCGGTATTGGCGATCATGGATGGCTTCGCCAGTGCGGTCGATCTGTCACCGACTATCGATCCATTGAAAATCGAAACATTCTTTGGAACAGTGACGCTCGATGGGATGATCAAGACCGATTCATTCAAAAACGAGATTCCCATCGAGGACGATCTGCTTCGCGCGCTGCGAAGCGACGGTCCATCGATCGTCGCTTCAGGTGGCGTGCCATTCCCAACGAATGTCGAGTTTGACCCGTTCGTCGAGCGCGGATCATTCAACGGCGGCGTCAGTTACTACTTACCCAAGGAACCGAAGAAGAAGCACAAGAAGCGTCACAAGGCTTGGGTCAAGGAGTGCGCCGAGATCAGGGCGCGCGTCGCTGACACGGCGGAACGGTTCATGGGGACGATCGATCTCGGCGTTGTGCGCGGAGAGACTGGAATGTCATTGAACGACTACGACATCGACGTCCAGACATTCGGCCCGATCGAGGGACAGCGTCTCGCAGGATTTGAGAACAAGGTCGACCGTCACTGCATCTGTCGCGCCTACGAGGTTCCTTATGGCGCGTCGCACGTCATGTCGGACGGCCACGCTCACGGACTGCACGAGTGCTTTCGTGCGAACTCATTGACGGCACGATGACTCAGCGCGTCTCATTCTTCGTCGTCGGATTACCCGCGCCTCAAGGCAGCAAGACCGCATTCGTTCGTGGTGGTCGTGCCGTCATCGTCGATGGGACGTCCAAGACCGGACGAGCGAATCATGCGAACTGGCGACGCGACGTCATGCAGGCATCGATGGCGCAACGCGAGAAGGGCGTCGACATGTTCACCGGCCCCTGTGAGGTAACGATCGGATTCAACCTTCCGCTACCCAAGACCGACCAACATCGCACGTTGCACTCGATCGCGCCGGACATCGACAAGTTGGCGAGGTCAGTGTTGGACGCGATGGTGAATGGTGGGCTACTGGCCGACGATTCGCTGGTGTGCGGACTGAACGTGACGAAGCGATACGCACGTGAAGGGATGCGCGTCGGCGCGGGCATCGACATCTTCGATCTATTTGATATCGAGGCATCGTGTCGCGAGGATTCGAAGAACGAAGCGCGCCAAGCTCGTAAGGCGATGGCTCATGCTTCGAAGGAGCAGCGGTAGGATGGTCAGCATAAGGCGGGGCACGCCTGTAAGCGCCCCCGCCACGACCGACTGATTGGAGTCGATATGTCCAAGCGTATCGTTGGCAATGACGTTGCTCGCTTCTGGTCCTATGTAAATCGAACCGATGGTTGCTGGTTATGGACAGGTGGTTTGAATCGCAAAAGATATGGAATGTTTTGGTTAGCCGGAACACATACACCAGCTCATCGATATGCGTATGAGTTGCTCATTGGCCCGATTCCTGAAGGATTGCAAATCGACCATTTGTGCCGAAATCCGCCGTGCGTCAATCCTCATCATTTGGAACCAGTGACGCCTCGTGAGAACACTCTGCGCGGAGAGGGACTCGCGGCGCATCAATCTCGTCTCACTCATTGTTCTCGCGGTCACGAGTTCACTTCCGAGAATACGGTTCGATGGGGAAATCATCGCAAATGCCGTATCTGTACCAAGATCAATATTCGCTGCCGCATAGAAGCCAAGAAAGGGGGTGAGGCCCGTGAAAACAATGCCTCGTAGTCGGTCATATCCCTCGTTGAAGGACCCCTCTTGTCTTATCGAAAGCAAATCGTGATTCTCGTTTCATTCGCAATCGTGTTGGCTCTGGCGCTTGGTGCCTGTCAACCGAATTCGGGTGCGCGGCATGTTGGGACCATGCTGGCGACCCGGAGTGTGTCGAGGTCCGTGGGAGACTCGGCACATCTTCGATATCTACATTGGCGGCATGACGTCATGCGCCATCAGGCATTTCTCAAATGGATTAGCCAATTGAAACGATTGTCGACGTCGACTAATCCGATATCCATGTCAGGATCGCTCTACGATCAATGGTCCAAAGTGGCCTCGTGCGAAGAAGGCGGGTGGGTCGGTTCGAGTGGGAGCGCCTACCCCGACAGTCTCGGAATCAACGCGACCAACTGGTACGCGAACGGAGGCGGGTCGGATGTTTCGCCAGCCGCGCAGATCGTCGTGGCCGAACGATTGATCCATCGCTACGGCATCGGTATCCCTGATCAATATGCGTGCGCGGCATGGTGATCGATCCGACAATCGGCTAGGTGTACCCTCAGATCATGGATGGTGACAAGGACCGCGAGGATCGCGATCTGATCGAGGAACTGAGCGAACTCACTCTGGCCCTCGAAGCATTGATTGAACTTCTCTCGAACCCCATCACCGTCCAGATCATCGAAGGCACGTCAGAGGTGCCGACGACGATCATTCTCATTCCGGGCACGCCCCGGCCAAACTAGGAGTATTCATGGCTGATTTCCTTCTCGCTGACAATCAGAACGTCGACGTCGCAATTGTGTTGTTCGACAAAGTCGGCAACACCGTTACTGGCACCGCGCTCGACGCTGGTTCTGTCGTCGCGGCATTCGCTGACTCGACTGAGGTCACCGCGACAGTGTCGGCGGATCAGACGTCGGTGAACGTCCGGGCCATTGGTCCGCTGACGACTGGCGACACGCTGACAGTCTCAGGTTCGTTCAATGGCGTCGCATTGACGCCGGGAACGCTCGCCTTTGATGTTGGTGCCAGTGCGCCAACGTCGATCTCGCTCACGCCGGGAACGCCAGTCGACAATTAGAGGGTTCGCCATTCAGAGTTTGCGGGGCGATAACCTGCCGGTCATGCGCCACCAATGGAGGCAGCCTCAATGGACTTGACTCGCAACGACATCATCTCGGCATTCCAATACAATCGCGGAGGTTCATCGCTGGCCGTGACCACGACTCCCGGTGATCCCATCAGTGATCCCGAGGACCAGTCGAACGATGAGGCGCGAGCTGAGGGCAAGATAATCGGCGGGGACGGCGAAGTCGACGAGATGATCAGCGCGCTCGACAATGCGCTGGCTGACTTGGAGCGCGCACAGGGCACTGACGACGACGCGAACACCGATCCCGATGACGTGCCAATCGTGGCCGACATCAAACAGATGCGTCAGCTGATGGAGAAGTTGAAGTCGGACCAATTGGTCGACGACGCGGGCGAACCTCCATCACCGACCATTCCAAGCGAACTATCGATTGCAGCGGGCGATCTGAGTGGCACTTATCCACCGGTCACTTTAGCGAATCAGCCAACATCCACCGACGAACCCCCCGCGACGACGCCGGTCGATGAGGACGGCAATATCGAGCCATCGACGAAGTGCGCCAATCCCGACTGCGAACATCTCGCATCGGTTCACGAGGACGTGCCCGACATGGGCGACAACACCGGCAAGTGCGGGACGCCCGGATGTGGATGCGAAGCGATGGAACTCGAAAAGATCGGGGGCCAGATCGGTGTCGATGACAGCGGTGGTGGCGCGGACAACGCAGGCGGCGATGACACGCCAG